TTATCTGAGGACAGCAAACGTATGTATGATACGATGACCTTTCCTCAGATCCTTCGTGGTATTCAAAACCAAATTAAGATCGAACGTGATTCACGTATTGACCGGAACAGCATTGCTACAATGCCACCGATCATTCACCCAGTGGGTCAGGCACCAACTGATTGGGGTCCCGGTCGTTACATTCCTTATCGTCGCAAGGGGGATATTGACTTTGCACCTACTCCGCCACCGCCTACCGGGTCCATCGAGATGGAGCAAACCCAACAGGCTCAGGCTGATCGCTTGTGCGGATTGGATGAAACCAGTCAAATTAGCGGTGTTCGCAAGCAATTCTTGGTCGATAAGTTTCTTCAGCACAATGCTAAGGTTCTACGTATGGCATTCAAATGCTACCAACGATTTGGACCTGATAGCACATTCTTCCGGGTTACCGGTGTCCCTGAGTCAGTTCAAATGGTTAAGGGAGATCCAAACGAAAGTTTTGACATCATGATTAATTATGATGTATTGACTACGGATCCAGAAGCACAGGCACAAAAGTTACAAGGAATGCTTGGTATGCTTCAGTATGATCGCAACGGTCTAATGAATGTAGATAACTTACTTACGGCAATCGCATCATCGATTGATCCGGTGCTAGCGGACGGTATACTTCAGTCGCCTCAAGTTGCTCAAGACGAAGTTATTCGTGGAGTTACCGATGACTTGGCTAAGATCTTTGCAGGTATTGAAATGCCGGCTCGACCCAATGGTGGTCAAACCGCAGTCCAATTAATACAAGAATATTCACAGCAAGAAGATGTAGCTAGTCGCTTACAACAAGATCAAATGTTTGCTCAACGTTTAGAAAAGTATATGGGTCAGTATACCTTCCAAATGCAACAAGCAGAGAATGCACAGATCGGACGTATCGGAACATCTCCGGCAGAAGTCGGCAACGTAAATACACAAAATGCAAACGAGTCCAGCTACTAACATACAAGCAGATTTAGAAACACTATCTCAATACGAGGCATTTGCTCGTTTTATGGGATTTGTTTTAACAATGAGAGAAGAGTGCATCGAAGAACTGCACCTTGCTAACTCAGACAATATACAACAGATCAGTGGTAGACTGTTGTCATATGATCAAATTTTACACATGGTTGATTATGATTCTCTTATTGAGAAGCATAGAAATTAAGTGTGATATAATAAAAACCATCGGCATCGCTCGCCGTTAAGGAGTGGGTAATTATGACAGACGAATCAAATACGGAGATCGCTGAAGCCGCAAGTTCAGTGGACAGTACAAATATCAGTGTAGCTGAGTTCGCTCAAGCTCGCTTGGGAGGAATCCCAACTGAAGAAGAAGTTGCTACTCAACAAACAGAGGAAGTAGCTCCTGAAGCAGTTGAAGAAGAACCCCTAGTTGTTGATGCAGAAACAGAAACGGTTGAACAAACCGAAGAAGAATCTGCTGATGATGTTCTTTCTCAGATGAATATGGACGATATGTCCGAAGACGAATTACGGGAACTAGCTGAAAAGTTAGGGAGTCGTGCCGTTGCTAGGTTTGGAGAACTGACAGCTAAACGTAAACAAGCCGAAGAAGAGCTTGCTCGTTTAAAGTCAGAGATGCAAGCTGAAGATCCTCTTAATACAAAGAAGCCAATCGAAGACAATCCTTTCAATGATTTGAATACAGTTGAAGAACTGCAAGGCAAAGCACAAGAAATGGATCAGGTAATCGAATGGGCAGAAGATCTTATTTTTAATAGCGATGGTTACGGACCTGAAGACGTTGTTACTGAAGCCAATGGTCAAGAGCTTACTAAAGCTCAAGTCCGTCAGACTTTACGTAATGCACGTAAAACAAAGGATACGTTTCTACCTGATCGCCTACGTCAACTTCAAGAGCAAGCTCAGTCAGTGCAATTAAAATCTGCATTTGCTGAACAAGCTAAAAAAGAATTGACGTGGATGGATGACGACAGCAATGACGTTAACCAAAAGTATCAGGCTATGTTACAAGATCCTCGTTTGCAAAAACTTGAATCAGTAATGCCCGAAGTCTCCGCACAACTACCATACCTAATTGCTCATGCGGCAAATAGTTTGTATGCAAGGAAGCCAGTTGGATCCATGAATCCTCCTAAAAGCGGCATTCCTTCGGCATCGGTATCAGATCGTTCTACATCTAAGAAGGCTCAAAACATCAAAGCAATAAGTCAACAATTCCGTGATAGCGGAAACAAAAGTGATTTCATTCGTCTACGAACCCTTCAGTTATCTAATCAATAAACATTTAATAAAATGGCTAATTTTTCAAATACATTCACAACTCAACCGGGATCGGCTTCTTCCAATCGTGAAGACTTAACCGACATCCTGTCTATCCTTGCCCCCGAAGAGACTCCAGTTCTCTCCGGTGGTTCTCGCAAAAAAGCTAGTAACGTTAACTTCGAGTGGACACTTGACAAGCTGGACGATCCAGCCGCTACAGGTGTTGTCGAAGGTGTTGACGTTGGAACATTCACTGATGCATTCGCCGCTCGTGAACGTACTTCTAACTACGTTCAAAAGTTCCGCCGTGACTACATGGTATCCGACCTCCAAGAGGCAGTTGATTCCGTTGGTCCTGCTAAACTTGCTGAGGCTGAAGCTAAATCAATCCGTGAACTAAAACGTGACATCGAGCTTACTCTTTGTGGTGCTCAAGACAAACAAGTTGGTAGCGGCTCCGATGCCTATCTTACTGCTGGTCTTGGTGCTTTCATCGATGACACTCCTGCTACTGGTTTAGTTCCTGCTGGCTTTGAGACTCCCGGTTCTAGCATCTATGCTACAACTGGATTCAACGAAGCTAAGTTCAATGACTTGATCTCCAGCATCTACCGCCAAACAGGCAACGTAGACAGCTTGACTCTTGTTGCTGACACAGGTCTTCGTCGTCATATCTCTGACTTCGCTCGTATCAATGGTGTCCTTGGTGATTCAATCCGTTCGGTTAACTACGATGGTGGTTCTTCCACGATCAAGTTGTCGGTTGAACTTTACCAAAGCGACCACGGTATCGTAAGCATCATCAACGGTAACCCAGCTTGTATGCCTGCTTCGACTGGTACTACAACTACTGCTACTGGATACTTGGTTAACCCTGAGTACTACGGCATCCACGAACTGATCCCCATGGGTTCAACTCGTCTGCCTAATCAAGGTGGTGGCGAACGTGGCTACGTTGATTGTGTTCTTGGACTTGGTGTATACCATCCTCAAGCTCACGGTAAGATCACTCAGATCGACTAATTCAATCCGAAGTCTCCTTGCCCCATTTGGGGCAGGGAGCTTCTTTTTATCTACACATATGTCAGAACAAATAAGTACAGAATTAAACGAATACGTTGACAAATACTTGGTCAATGAAGTTCAAACAGAGAAAGAACGTGTTGATGTTGCCAAAGAAGAGGCACACTCCAATGTCGGGAAGACTCACCCGGTGCTTGGTAAATGCATCGCAACTATACCTGCTCGTGAATACTTTCGATTGGTCCAACAATACGGAACTGAAGAAGTGCACAGCAAAGAATTTTTAAAGTTTTTCCAAAAGGAAATGCCTGAGCTTGCTCCTAACAAAGTCTAATGGCTAAAAGTTATACAGATCTATTTCAGCTAGTCCGGTCCTTAGCCGGGGTAGATTCATTTACTACAAGTGAAGAAAATGACATTCTACGTTTAGCTAATCGCAGGCTGTATGAGGCTTACAGTGCTTCTCCAATGTGGACACCTTACGTTATTGTAGGAGAAAAGAGAACCATATCTAGTGACCAAGTTGTCCCGTTTACACAAACAAATCCACTTAAAGATACTGTATCTGAGTTCCAACGTATTCATCGTGACCAGCCGTTTCTTAATTCAGGAACTATGGAGTATAACTTTTATGTTGATGCGAACGGTGCTCACGTAATGAACCTAGGTAACACAACTGACAGTTCAGTTTATGTAACCTACAAAAAATCATTTTCTGATTTTACAAAAGATTCAACAGATATTCCTGAAGAATTTTTTTACTTCGCGGCTCATGCTACTTATGCTGACTTCCTTCGCATGGATGGGCAGACT